TCACAGGCGAAGGCTCACCATGCGGCGCACGAGCGGCTGCGTGGCGCGCACCCGCCCGTAGAGCGTCATCAACGTTCCGGCGAGACCGGCGAGCGCCTGCACGGCAGACACCGCCTGACCGCCCAGGTCCCGCACCATGTCGGGCGTGATGTCGTAGCCGAACGCGGGCCCGAGCGCGGGCAGAACCGTTGCGAGCGCCGTGATGATGGTGCCCCAGACCGTCATCGATGAGCCCCACCACTTCGCGGAAGCCTGCTCGGGTGCCGTCTCGTTCATGGGTCGTCCTTTCGATGTTTCCTCTGAGGGTGTTGGAGGCTGATCCTCGCGAGCCGCCTCCTCGAGCGCGCGCGCGAGCGTGCGATCGACACGGGCGAGCCAGCCGCGCCCGAAGCGCCAGAAATGGGGAAGCATGCGGTAGCGTCTCCTGCGGATGTCTGCGTAGCACTCGAGCGTTTCGCGCAATTCGGCGCGGGCGATAGCCGCCTCTGTCAGCGGGCCGATCTCTCCGTCGGGCTCCGTGCCCACCGCCTCCTGAAGAAAGCGGATGGCGCTGCCCACGCCGTGATTGACGGCAGCATCGAAGTGCATGAGAGCAAGTGGAGGGAGCAGTGCGCCGCACCCGGCGGGCCGCCAGTAGCGCGCCGCGTAGATCGAGCCTGCCGTATCGGGCCCGATGTGCCGCAGCTCCTCCTTGAGACGCGCCATCGAGGTCGCATCGGCCGTTACGCCTTTCCAGCGCGCGAACACGGAAAGCGTGATGCCGAGATTGGTCGCCCCTCCCGGATCGAAGGGATCATCGGTATATCCGCCTTCCATCTCGAGGACGTGCGCAAGCGCGCGCTCGAAGATTTCCGACTTTGGCCCGGGTTGCGCCGGCCGGGTCTCCAGGCCCGCACCCCGCGGCCAGCGCAGCCCCAGGAGGCGGCTCCTGTCGAACGGCGCGACCGTGACCGCATCGCCCTGATTGCCGCCGAGCAGAATGACGCTCGAGCCGGTCTCCCCGATGAGGAAGCCCACATGACCGGCTCCAGGATCGGAGCCGCGCGACAGCACGGCGATCGCTCCCGTGCGCGCCTCATTGGCCGGCTCGCCCCAGGCGAGATACGAGCGCGCCATCAGCGAGCGCGTACCCCTCCTGCCGGCGCGTTCCAGGCACGCCCCGGCAAACGCTGCGCACCATGCCACCTCGTCGTGGGCAACGCCGGCATGTCCGGCATCGCGATAGAGCGCGAGGATCTCGGGGTTGTCCCGTGCTCCGGGCCGCTCCCGCTCGCCGAGGAGGCGCCACGCCTCCCTCATCCAGTCCGGCTGATCCATGGCGAAGCGCTTTCCTGCGGGCTCATGTGATTCCCGCCAATACGGCCATGCAGGCCGCTCGACCTGCCCCACGCACCGTCACCGTCGATCAGACGACAGCCGCCTTGGCGCTGCCGCGGCCATAAGCGGTACCGAGCTGGTAGACGTTGACGGCGAGCGCGCTCTGCGTGGATCCGAAGTCGGCGATCTGCTGAGCGGCGGTATAGGTTGCTGCCGGGAGTGTCACGGCAATGGTGCGCTTCACGGTCGGTCCGTCGAGCACGTCGACCTCGTAGCGCTCGCTTTCCTCGGCGAGCGGCACATCGGGCGCATCCCAGCTGTCGCCGCCCACGCGCGTGCGCCTCGTCCAGGTGAGGATGATGTCGCCCGCCGAGCGCTCCGCACGCACATGCGCGGGCGACAGCGGCCGCTGTCCAGCCCCGTCGAAGGTGTGCGTCCGGTCGGCGTAGGATGCGTCACCGATATCGCGGCTCGCGGGGCCGATGCGCCAGTTGAGGGGCAGGCGCACCTCTCCGGCCGTGAGGTCGACGCGTGCCACCTCGGGAGTGAGGAGCACGAAGCGCGCGCCGGCCGCGAGCGGGGCACGCATGGCGCGCTCGGTCCCGGCCTGCCCCCGAATGAGCCCCGACAGCTCATAGGTCTGCGACGCGACGAGGCTTGCCGTCTCGAACTGGAGCACCTCCCATTCACCGTCCTCGTTGCGGACCGCGGCGAGGTTGCCCCCGGCGAGGAGCTGTAGCGTCGAGATGGAGGCGAGCTCCCCGCCGTCGACGCTGACGCGCACCCGCGTTCCCCTGTCCATCACACCGAGCGGCCCTTCGGGCATCGGATCGAGAGTGGCGCCGAGGATCGCGGGCGCTGTCGCGAGCCCCTTCAGGATATAGCCCGTCGTCTCGGGCGAGCCGTAGATCGCGACACCCCCCGGCCACGGCGTCTGCAGCGCCGCCGCATAGCCTGCTTCCGGAGGCTCGTCGCCGCGCAGCAGGGGCAGATCGAGGAGCTCAACCAGAGGCTTGCCGGCGAGTGGGGGCTCCGATGACGGCGGACGGCGGGCGGCCGCCGGAACGGCGGTGTAGACGTCGGGGTCGAGCGCACGTGCCTCGATGGCACGGCTGCCATGCTCGCCGATCTCGGTCAGGCGCACGAGGCGCGGCCCTGCACTCGTCTCAAGCGTGATCGCGTCGCCCGGCTCGAGAGCGAGCGCGCTCGGCGGCAGCGTGAAGCTCGCGCGCTCGCGCGCGGACCACGCCTCGAACAGCCAGCTCTCCGCGATCTCGCTCGCGCGCTCGGCTTCGAGCACGATCGGCAGATTGGCCTGCGCGACGCGCCCGCTCGCGCCGGAAAGACGGCGCGCCTCGGCGACCGCCTGCCGGTAGTCGCTGTCGCCCGACATGTAGGCGATCTTCGCCGAGGCCGGCAGCTCCGTCTCCTGTCCGCGCGTGAGCGTGAGGAGCGCTTCTCCCGGCCGCTCCTCGACGAGGCCCTCTTCTGAGAACACGCCCGCCGACGGCTCGGCGCCACGCGGACGGAACACGACGCGCCCGCCGCTCTCGAGACTGTCGAAGAAGTAGGCCAGCTCGAGCGGCTGCAGCGCTTCGCGCGCGCTCATCACCCGATCGATCACGTAGCCCGGTACGCTGCCGTTCAGCGCGCCTGCCTCGAAGTCCAGAAAGTCGTAGTCCTCGAGCACGAGTGAGACCGTCTCGGCCAGGGGCCCGCTCGCAAAGCGCCCGTTGAGCCAGTGCCCGAGCCGCCAGTTCTCGCCGTCGCCCCACACGTCGGTGTTGTAAGGGAACTCGGGAAAGGGGCGCGCGTCCCAGCAATAGACGTGGATGCGCGCGAGGTCGACCATCGGCGCGCCGGTGAGCGATGAAACCGGATTGGCGCCGGTGAGGTAGCCCTCGCTCGCCGGGTCGAAGGCCTGGATCAGCGCGCGCAGATAGCGGCGCTGGACAAGGTCGTCGCGATTGGCGCGCGAATAGTAGGGAAGCGCCGTCTCCGAGCTCTTGGGATCGACGAACACGTTGGGCTGGTTGGCACCGCGATCGACGGCCGGGCAGCCCACCTCCATGATCCAGAACGGCTTCGATTCCGGCACCCACGCCGTCGGCGTCAGGCTCTCGACGCCACCCGGCCTGTCATAGTGCGCATTCGCCCACCAGCCCTTGATGTCCTTGAAACGGAACACCCACGGCTTGCCGGCGCCGTCCGTGATGGGGCTGCGCACCTGTGCGTCGCGGGCCGCCCCCGAGGCGTAGTACCAGTCGTAGCCTTCGCCCGCTGCGACGTTGCCCCTGAGATAGGAGAGATCATAGGTCGAGCGCGCACCGGCCAGATAGTCGAGATGGCTCGACCCGTCACGCCAGTCGGCGAGCGGCCAGTAGAGATCGATACCGATCGAGTCGATGGCGGGCGACGCCCACAAGGGGTCAAGATTGAAACAGACGTCGCCCGTGCCGTCCTGGGGCTGATGGCCGAAGTATTCCGACCAGTCGGCGGCATACGTGACCTTGGTTGCGGAGCCGAGCACCGATTTGACGTCGGCGGCGAGCGCCGTGAGCGCCGCCACGAACGGATAGCTCGACGCGCTCTCGCGCACCGAGGTGAGGCCACGGAGCTCCGAGCCGATGACGAACGCGGCCACGCCGCCAGCGGCTTTCGCGAGATGCGCCTGATGCAGCACGAGGCGCCGGTAGGTCCACTCGTCGGGGCCCGTGTAGACGACGCTCATGCCGGAAATGGAAAAGTCGCTCACCGCGGCAGTGCCGATGAAGCCCGCGAGCTGGGTAGCGGCCGCCGCCGTCTTGTCCGGCGTGCCGGGCCGGCCCGGTGCGGGCGAGACCGTCATGCGCCCACGCCAGGGATAGGCCGGCTGCGATCCGCTGTCGTCGTACGGATTGGGCAGCGTGTTGCCTTCCGCGACGTCCATCAGGATGAAGGGTGTCAGCACGACGTCGAAGCCGCGCGCCGTGAGGTCCTGGATGGCTTGCACGACCGTCTGATCGGAGGGCGTGCCGCCATAGGCGGGACGGCCGTCGCGGGTGCTCATGAGGTGAGCGGTCGAGCGGTCGAGCCCGGCGACGCTCCAAGTGAGCGGCGCCGTCACCTTGCTCGCAAGCTCGACGCCGGGCTTCAACTGGCAGGATCCGGCCCTCAGATCATTGCCGAACCAGGCGACGATGAGGGAGGCGGACCTGGCGTTGGGCAGCGTGTCCTCGAGCTCGTCGATGGAGGCCGCCCAGTCGGTCGCCGCCTGGCGCGTATGAACGTTGATCGTCTCTGATCGCCCAAGCCCGAGATCGCTCGAGACGGGCTCGGTCGCATAGACGAACTCGCCCGATCCAGGGATTAAGACGATGCCTTTGATCTCCTCGCCGAACGGCTCCACGCGGCGATAGACCTCGAACGACAGCTGAGGCAGCCGGTTGCCGTAGGCTGCGAGCGGCAGGCTCTCGAAGACGATGTAGGCGGTGCCGCGAAATGCCGGCGCGCTGGCAGCGCCAAGCCTTGCCGAGATGAGACTGTCGGCGCTCTGTGTCTCGCTCCCCTTGTGAAGACGATAGGTGACGCGCGAGAGAGTCATGCGCCGCCCGTCGGCCCAGACGCGCCCGAGCCCGGAAATCTCGCCTTCGCTGAGCGCAACGGCAAAGCTCGCGTTGTAGCGGTACTCGATGGTCTCTGTGCCGCTCTGGCTCGGCGCAAGACCGCCACCCTTGCCGGACGAGCCGCCCGACGACCTCTTGATGACCCGCTCCTCGATGTCGTCCGCCCAGATGACCTGTCCGCCGATCCGCGCGCGCCCGTAGAGGCGCGGAATGGGCTCGCCCTCGGTCGAGCCCATCATATGGAAATGGCGCAGCCGCGGACCCTCGACGGGCTTCGATTGTCCCGAGGCTCCGAACAGCGCCTGATCCACATAGCGCCCGGCGAAGGCGCCGACTTGCGCGCCGATCGCCGCCCCGCTCAATGTCGCGCCAAGAAAGGAGACGCCGGCCGGCAGCAGCGCGCCGCCGACGGCCGAGCCTGCAACCGCGAGAGCAAGTGTCGCCATCAGCGTTCGACCCCGGGAAATGAGAAGGCGCCAGCGATGCGCCGCCGCCACCAGGAGGAGAGCGCGACCTCGGCCGCGGGTCCGCCCTCAAAGGCATGGATCATGGTGAGCGGCCCTGCGACGAGGCCCGAGTGCTTGGCGACCACGCCCCTCCGCAATCGAAAGACGAGCACGTCGCCCGGCCCCGCATCGCTCAGCGCGATCGGCTCGAGGTGACGCGCGGCAGCCAGAAGCATGGTCTCCTCGCCGTTCGCCTCGGCCCAGTCCCGCGAATAGGGCGGCGCTGTCTCCGCTTCGCGCCCGTAGATCTCGCGATAGACGCCGCGAATGAGACCGAGACAGTCCGCGCCAACGCCTTTGACGCTCGCCTGATGGTGATAAGGTGTCCCGATCCAGGAGCGTGCGACGGCGACGATCGAAGTGGGAGAGATCATGGCGCGCTCCTCTCCCTCAGCTCGTGCCGGCACCCGGCCGGGCGATGCGGGCCAGGAAGTCGTTGCCGGGCATATGCGGAAAGCCGCGGAAGTTGATGGCGTTCGCGAACTTCGCCTTGCACGTGTCGAGATGCTTGTTGCAGCCCGCGGTGACGGAGAAGGTCTGACCGGCGGCGAGCGGCTCGCGGGCCGGCTGCCACAGCTCGAGCGTCACGACGCCGCTCACACTCGTGTGGCGCTTCACCTCTAGCTTCTGCCCCGAGGCGGCACCCGAGGTGAAGGTCACGAGCCCTTGCGTGAACCACTCGCTCTCGAACGCGTCGAGACCGCTGGCCGTGAACCGGCGGGCGCTCGCGGCGGACACGATGGCTCCCGTGCCCGTCAACGCCGGGTTGCCGAGATCGATCGTGCAGCGCTGGTCGCCGAGGTCCGCGTCGCACGTGTACTGGAACACACGGCCCCTGGGCTGTTGGAGATAATGGGCGAGGCCGCGAATCTCCGCGGCGAACGCCGGCCCGCTTCGCTTCACCTCGCCGAGGCTCCCCGCCCGCATCAGGACGCGCTCGGCCGGGTTCTGCCAGTTGACGCGGAAGATCTCGACACTGGCGTCGTCGTAGAGGCCGGCCGCGAGATCGGCTTCCGCGAGACGCTCCGAGGACACGGCGCCGGTGACCTCCAGGTTGTCGACGCTCAAGCCCACCTGATCCCTGATCTCGCTCGCGGTGAACCCGGCCGCCGCCTCGAACGTCGTCCCGTCGAACACGAGGTCACGGTCGTGATCGGTGAAGCCCTGCCGGATGCCGTCCCGGCGGGAGAGCCGCCAGCACCAGCAGAGCGTCGTCGAGCCCGTGGCAAGATGGGCTGCAAGGGCGGCAGAAAGCTCTTTCATAGGCGTATCTCGACGACGGGGATGCTCGGAATGGCGCCATGCTGCAGTCCCGAGAGATTGACCTCGAGCTTGTCGGTATCGAAACGCACGGGAACATCGAACTCGAAGCCGGCTGTCACGGTTTCGCCGGCTGCGGGCACGCTTCCGGGAAGAAACTGCACGAGCCCTGTCGCCGGGTCGGCCGTAAAGTGGACGCCCGGCGTCTTCTCGACGCCCGCGATCGCAACCAGCACCGTGCCCTCGACCGGCTTCTTGATGTCGCGGTGCCAGGGCGCATGCGCGCCACCGTACGTCTTTTTCAACTGGAATGAGGCAAGCGTGCCGTCGCCGGTCCCGATCGGCTGATCGAGAGCCGTCGGCGTCGCTTGCGGCGCGCACGATTTCCAGTCGGCGTGGTCGCGCCAGCGGAAGCTGTAGAATCGGCCGCGCCGTTCCTCGAAGAAGCCGATGACGGCGTGGAGATCATCGAGCGAGCGAACGCCATAGCCGGCATTGTAGCTGCGCCGCGAGTGGGCCCAGCGGCTGTTGCGCTCCTCGAAGCCGGAGCCCAGCACCACCACATCGGTGCGCCGCTCCGGCCCACCCTGGCTGCCGCGCGAGATGGCGGTCGGAAAGCGGACTTCGTGGAAGGACATGGGTAACGCCTCGGATGCCTGCTGCCGTCAGAGATTCCGTTGCCCCATCGAGACGGCGCGTGCGAGCATGGCGCCGAGCTGCGTCTCGGAACGGCGGAAGCTCTCGGCATCGGGGGTTGCCACGTTGAAGGTGACATGGAGTGCGCCACCGCCGCCCGCGGCTCTGACGCCGAGGCGCCCATCGGGTCCGCGCGCGAGCGGCATGATGGCCTCGGCACCGGCCTCTCCCGCGATCCCAAAGCGGCCGTTCTGCATTGGAAACGTGATCGGGCTCTGAATGACGCCGCCTGCAGCGAACGGCACTGGCATCGCCCCTCGAATGACGCCGCCCTTAGCAAAGCCGAGGCCCGAGAATAACCCGGAGAACAGGCTGCCGAGCCCCTGCTCAATGGGTTTCATCGCCGCCTTGAGCACGAGATCGGACAGTCTCAGCGCCAGGCCCCGGAGCACGTCACCGAGACTCTTGCCTTTGATGGCAATGCCTTCGAAAGCCCCGACCAGCGCGCCCGAGAACTGCCGGCCGAGACCAGCGGCCTCCTTGAGCCCGCTCTCCAAGGCGCTCGTGTCGGCATCGACCTTGACCGTCCACGTCTCGAGGGTGTCGTTGAAGGGATCCATGAGCTCGTCCTCAATGAAGATGTTGTCAGGACCGATCCCCTGCCCGGCACCACAGCAGAGCCGGCTTTCGATCCGGGAACTGGTCCATCAACCCGGCGAGCTCGGCTCGGGACAGCGGCTCTGTGACGTGAGGAACACCGACACGTCCGCGCATGGCGGCTTCGAGCTCCTTCGGCGTCATGGCCCAGAATGCCGAGGGGGCGAGCCCGAGCAGGCCCAGACCCAGCGCCATCACGTCGTCCCAGGGAAAGGGGCGGCGGCTTCTTTTGCCCCCTTGCCCCCGCCATTGTCCGATCCGAACGTCGCGCTCAAAAGCTTGGCCACGACATCGACGAACCCGGCCGCGCCGCCCTCGGCCTGCATCGACGACACCTCCTTGTCGGTGATCTCGTATCCGGCGCCGCGCAACCCGCAGCCGATCACGCGAATGCAGTCGCGCGAGGTGATGCGCCCCTTCTCGAAGCGCGTTGCGAGCGCGAGCATGTCCTCCGCTCCGAACGCGGATTCGAGCTCGGCGAGGGCACCCAGCGTCAGGCACAGCCGGAACGGCACGCCATCCAAGAGCGCCTCGATCTCACCGCGATGACTGTTGGGCATGGTGTCCTCCTTGTGACGCGCCGCACTTACGACGCTGTGAACGTGATCTCACCGGCGCTCTCGAGTCCGATGTCGAACGCGACCTCGCCGTCGTGGCGGCCACTGAGCTCGAACGAGGTGATCTGGAAAAGCCCCGCGAGCGTGCCGAAGTCCGGGACGATCACCTGCCAGTTGCGTATGGTGCCATTGAAAACGTAGCTTCGGACGAGCTCGTCGGAGGCCGCATCCTTGAAGATGCCCGCGCCTGAGATGCGCGCGTGCTTGGCGCCGGCACCGGAGAGAAGCTCGCGCCACTGGCCGGCGCTCTCCTGGTGGGTGACGTCGACCGTCTCGGCGTTGAAGGCGATGGCCCGCGTCCTCAATCCCGCGACGGTTACATATGTCCCTGCTCCGTCGCTGTCCACCTTGAGGAGCAGGTCCTTACCTTTCTGTGCTGGCATGTTGCCTCACTATGGGATGTGTTGCGATCTCCCGCTCCCCGCTTGCGGGGGGAGGGAACTCATACCGGCTCCGTCACCGCCCGGTAGCGGAGAATGCCGTGATAGGTCTCGCCATCCGCGTCCCGCATGGCGTCGGAGAACTCGTGACGCAGGTTGACGAGGTGATGTCCGGTGACCGTGAGCGCCGTGTCATGGAGCACAGCCTCGACGGCACTCATGATCTCGTGCGCCTCCCTCTGCCCGTTCGCGCGCGACCACACGTGCAGCGTCAGGAGATGCTCGTGCCCCTCCTCGAGCCCTGTGCTCCAGTCGCGCAGGGTCGACTGGCCGAACGTGAGATAGGGGTACTCGGCGCCGCGCGGCACATCGTCGTAGACGCGCGGCCCTCCCAGAAGGCCCGTCAGCACCGCATCGCCCGTGAGCGCTGCGTGAATTGATTTCTGCACTTCCAAGCCCGAGCTTGCCATGAGCGACCTCGTTCAAACAGCTCTGCCATTGCTGAAACTTGCTGCACCCGTGCGTCTGCCGGGTCAGCTGACCTTGGTCCGATCGCGGCGAATGCCGAGACGCACGAGCCGGTGCAGGAAAAAGCGACGCGCCTCCCGCTCCATTCGCTTCTCCCCGATGCGCCGCTCGAGACGGGCCTTGAGGCTCGCAGCGCGCCCCTTGCCGATGCCCTCGATGCGTGGTGTCAATTTCATGGGATGCGCTCGTCGGCGAGACACTTCATGAATCGGTTCCGCTCGGCCGTCGCAACGACGGCGCGGATATCGAACACGCGCGAGCCGAGCACGAAGCGCATCTCGGGCAGCACGCCGTCGCGATGGCGAATCCAGATCTCGTGCGTTGTCCGTCCTTTGAGTCCGTCGGCCTCGAGGGCTTCGGCGCCGCCGATCGGGCGGATGGCGCCCCACACCTCGGCCACGAGCGACCAGGTGACCGTGGCGCCGCCCGCGCCGTCCGGCGAGCGAACGGGCGCCTCGAGCCGGAGCCGGCTCGAAAGCTCTCCGATATGAATGATGCTCATAGCCGGGGCACCCGGAAGGGCAGGAGCAGCTCCGATACGGCGCGTGGAATGGCCGTCTCGGGAGAGCCGATCTCGATCGGGTCGCGGTGCTCGTACCAGTGGGCGACGAGCAAGAGGAGCGCCTGGCGTACCGGCTCGGGCACATCGGCGGCTCCGTCACCGAAGCCCGCCGTCATCGCGATCTCGATGCCGGCCGCCGCGCGCCCCGGCTCAGGCCAGATCACACCCGTCCGAACGAGCCGCGGCGGCACGCCCTGCCCCTCGAGGAGATAATCGGAGGCGGCAAGCGTCGCTGGCGTTCCGTCGGCCGCCAGAACCTGGACCGACGCGATGGACTGCACCGGACGCAATGGCAGCGGCACCGACGGGCCCTTTGGCCAGCGGTCGAGAATGAGCTTCCAGCCCTGGGTGATGAGCGCAAGACCGAGCGCGGCCTCAATGTGCAATCGCGAGGTCAGGACGAGGCTGGCGATCAGGACGTCCTCGGCCGTGCCGTCGACGCGCAGATGCGCCTTAGCTTCCGCTACCGATAGGGGCTCGGTCGCGGGGCTCGTGATCATCACAAGGGCCATGGAGTGCTCTTTGCTGAATCCGGGAACGGGAGCTCGAGTAGGAAGGCGGGGCCGCGCCTGGTGCTTATGGCGCAGCCCCGCCGGCGCCGCGCGGACGGGAGGAGCACCCGCGCGGTTTGCTTGTCCCCTCTCCCCGCGTGCGGGGAGAGGGTTGGGGTGAGGGGTCCCTCAGCCCGGCGCAAAGGTCAGACTGCGAACTTCATGAGCTTGATGGCGTCGAAGTCCTGCACGCCGCCGCCGACCCGCTTCGTGGTGTAGAAGAGCACGTACGGCTTCGCGGAGTAGGGATCGCGCAGGACGCGGATCCCGACCCGGTCGACGATCAGATAGCCGCGGCTGAAATCGCCGAAGGCCAGCGAGAGCGAGTTTGCCGCGATGTCCGGCATGTCCTCGCTTTCGGCGATCGGATAGCCGAGCAGCGTCGATGGCGTCCCGGCCTCGAGCGACGGCTGCCACAGATAGGTGCCGTCGGCATCCTTCATCTTGCGGATGACGGACTGCGTCGCGCGGTTCATGACGAAGTGCGCGTTCGTCCTGTAGCCGGCCTTCACCGCATAGACGAGATCGATCAGCTTGTCGCCGGGGTCGCTCGCGGGGAAGGCGCCCGCCGCCCCCGAGGCGATTGTGCCGATGTTGCCCCATGTCCACGAGCCGTTCGCCACCGTGGTGTAGCCGAGGAAGCCCTTCGGCTTGTTGATGCCGTCGCCCGTCACGAAAGCGGTGCCCTCCTGCCTGGCGAAAGCGTCCTGCACCTCGAGCGCCAGCCACTCGTCGATATTGACGACGCTGTCGTCGAGCAGGCTCTGGGTCGCCGCCGGCATGGCGTAGAGCTCCATGGTCGGATAGGCGAGCTCGGCGAGAGCCGGCGTGCCGGTCTGCGGACGCGCCGCCGTCTCTCCGACCCAGCCCGAGTCGGCGCCCGAGGTCGCGAACGGCACCTTCAAGACCGAGCCCGACACCTGGCGCACGCCGGCAATGGCACGGATCGGCGAGATGTTCTTCACCGCCGCATTGACGGCCCGCTCAGTCTCCTCGGGCACGAGGTAGCCGCCGTCCGGATCGGAGCCGACGGAGAGCGCCTTGGCCTCGAGATCACGCAGCAGGTGGCTCTCGCCCTTCCTCACATAGCCGTCGAAGGCCGTCTTGTGCTGGAGGGCTGCCGCCGAGCGCGGGCCCGTGGCCCCGAGCGGAGGCCGTGCCGCCTTCAAGGCGAGCTGATCGATGGTGCGCTTTGTTTCGTCGAGCGCACGGTCGATACGGGCGAGCTTCTCGCTCGTCACCGGATCGGCTGCCGAGCGCCGCTCGATTTCCGTTAGACGCTCGTCGTTGGCCTCTCTGAAGGCCTCGAACGCGCGCATGAAGTCCTCGAACTCGTGCGCGAGCGCACTGCGCCCGGCCTTGGCCTCGAGGCCGATGTCATCTGTCATGATACTGTCCGTCGGTTGAGTTCTTATGCCAAAGAGATCGGGACGCCGATCGCCTCACCCCGACCCTCTGGCAGAGGGCGAGCGCGACACGATCCGCCTCCGGTCTCCGTCATGTGCTCGTGCGCAGAAGCCGGGCCGCCTCGCGGATCTGCTTGGCGAGCCGGTCCTCCGGGCAACCACCCCTGCCCGCATCCCGCAGGGCCTCGAGGCCTTTGAGGCCCGAGCGGAGCACCGCTCTGGCCTCGGAGCGCGTCAGTCCAGCATCCCGCGTGAGCCAGCGCTCGAACTCTCTTTCCGTCGGCACGCCGCCCGCAAAGGGCGCCGCCTTGACGTGCGAGATGCGCGCGCCCGGCAGCATGGGGAACGTGACGACGGAAATCTCCCACAAGTCGACGCTCTCCAGCCGGCGGACGCCGGTCCTCGGATTGCGCCGGAATTTTCTCGCCTTGAAGCCGATGGAGAGACCGTCGAGCGCGCCCGCGCGCATCAGCGAAAGCACGTCGCGTGCCTTCTCGACCTCGAGCGTCAGTTGCCCGCGCACGATAAGCCCGCGACCGTCCTCTCTCAATTCGGTCCACACGCCGATCGGCTGATTGGCGTCGTGCTGGAACAGCATGCGGATGCCGCCCGCGCCCCGCTCGGCGATGGTCTCCCGAAACGCGCCCGGCGACACCACGTCGTGCGACAGGTCCTCGGAGTTGAAGAGGCTCGCATAGCCCTGAAAAACGCCATCGTGCTCGGCCTTCCTGAAGTCGAGCGCGATGAACTTCAGCTCGGCGGCGGGCGCCGGACTGGTGGTGAGACGAGTGGTCATGGGGCGGTGAAGGCCTCTTGTCGCTTGATGACCGCGCCACCGCCGTCGCCACTGCCGGCGGGGACGCGCGGCTGGTCGGGGCGGTCTTTGAAGGCGGGAGCGAGCAGCGGTGTCAGACCCGGAGGGCGAGGTACGGTTGGCGCTCCTGGAAGCTCTCCACCCGCTTCAGCCGGCTCGTAGCCGACCGCTTCCCGCTTCTCGTTGGCGGTGAGGAAGCTCGTGCGCTCAAGGCGCGCCCACAA